AGTTGTTGTATGGGCAAACAATGAGTAAAAAACATACAAACACGATTCCCCTTCATACGTTCCACCATCAGCCACAACCCTTGAAGAAAAATTATCAATATTTGTTTTGTCTGAATTTTCGTTAATCGTCAACGTATAAAAATGGCCTTCTTTTAAATCAATAATTTTCGAAAATTTACTATAAAACGATTCAGTAGTGCAATCAATATAATATTGATTTTGCACGCCAGTCGTTTCGTTTTTCAATATTAACTCATTCGGCCTTCCACTCCGTGTCGGAATGAACTTAATTTGTTGGGCCGTTACAATTTGCTTCAATAGAATCATATTGTATAAACCGAAAAAACTGATTTTGTTTTAAAATGGAAAGACCGGGAACTCTGCCCGGCCTTCCAACTTATTAAAATTAAACGTAATTAGGTTCCAACCGTAATGGTAACACCCGCAGTTGTAAGCGATGTAATAATAATATTTGCCGGCACCGGCTCTTCGCCAACCAAAGTCAATGTAAATCCTGACATGTCCCCCATTGATGCACCGGTTACTATTGATCCTCCGGTTACTTCCATACCATTTTTTAATCCGGCATAAAAGAATTTACCATTATTGTCTTCAACAATAACCTGAGGTCTTCCATAGGCTAACAACTTGATCTGCTTTAAATCTTTTGCCGTAATTCCTTTTAATGATAAATTAAGTGTCTGTGTAAAGAAAGTAGTACCATTTGCACGACTTGAATTAATTGTCTGTTCAAAAGACGAATTACCTTTCAAATCATATTTGAATCCAATCGGTGTACCGGCAATAGCTGTTATTGCATCAGTATCAGTCGCATCGTAGGTAACGGTTGTAGCGTCACCCTCATTCATGATATAAACTGCTTTCAATCCACCGACGCTGGTTTTGCAAGGCTCTAACCGTCCTAAACTAATATCGCAAGGCATATTGAATTTATTTAAATGTGAAAAATAAGCACCCCGAATTAACGAGGTGCTTTAAACTAATTAGTTTGCGGAGTTTGTAATTCCGTAGGTAACCATATCAGAAGCAAATCCGTATTGAACTCCAGCGACCATACGCATTACAATTCTAACGTTCTGACTTCCGTCTATTGGTCCCATATCAATCACTTGAACTTCAGCCAAATCAGACAATAAATCAGTACCAAAATAAAGGTTTGATTTAATTGTAGCGATTGCTTTAGTAGAAGCTAAACCATCAGCAACAAAAATCTTGATTCCGTCAAATGTTAATGATCCATTATTGTACCATTGTGTACCCATTGCGTTAGTACCGGATGCACCTAAGCCCGAAGAACCAAAACCACCCAAAGCACGAATGTAAGAACGTGCTATTGATTGTGAAACGTAGATGTAAAGATCATCTTTAGTGTATAATGAAGATGGAATAGCGTCAGCAATTTTACCTAATTCAGTAATTACGTTTGAAGCAGTTACCGTAGTTCCAGCAACTTCTTGAGCAGTTGGCAACAAAGCATCTAAACCGATCAAAGTAGAAAGACCGTTAAACTCTCCAGCGTTAGCCGTTACGCCTTCCCAAATGTTAGTTTCATTTTTTGCAGCAACTTTCGCAGCAACGTGAGCAACTAAGAACTCTTGGAATGAATTAGGTAATACTTTAAATGCAGAAAATCCTTGCTCTGCGCCAAGCCAGTCGCTTACAAAATCTTTTTTACAAACTTGAAGGTTTACTTGAAATTCTTCAGGTTGCAAGATTTTTTCAGTTAATGTGATTGTTGATGTAGCATCAAAATCGCAAGTTGCGTCTTTTAAGATTGCATCAGTGGCCAAACGCTTAATGACATACTTATAAGGTATATTTGGTTTTACCTCAATACCACCGCGATCAATGGTAGGAGATGAAAGCAAAGATGCCGCAATAATCTTATTTGCGTATTGACCGGCATAGGTGGTGGTAATGCTAGTTGTAGTAGCCATTTTTTAAATTAATTTAATTGGTTATGAAAATATTTTTGAAAACACGGTATCCAAGATTGTTTCCGGATGATTTTGGCCATACGCAAATCCTTGTACTTTTACTTCCGCTTCCGGATTTTGAACAATTGGCTTAGCCCCTTCTTCTTGACTATTTAATTTTACTTCCAATACTTCTTTCTCTGATTTTAAATCCTCATTTTCCTTTTTAACTTCGTTAATTTGTGCCGATAATTCAGTGCGTAACTTCTCAATTTCTGCAAAGAACGTTTCCTTGCTAACTGATTCAACAACTCGCTTTGCTTGTACAGGTTGTGGATTAGCAGTAGCTTGTGGTTTACCTGCTTGTTTTGGTTTTGCTACAGGTTGTACTTCTGTTGCCTCTGCATTTGGATGTCCCATTTCAGGCATTTGTTCTTCTTGTGATTCTTCAGCAATTGACTGAATAATACCTTCTGTTTCAACAACCAATACCATACCATCTTGCATTGTGTACTCGCCAATAGGCATAGGTATAATACCATCAGCAGTAACAATTCCAACCGAATAATCAGGTGCAAATTCTTCAGCTTCAACGATAGTAACACCATCTTCTAAAGTCATCTGCGCCAAATTAATCTGAAAGCCTAATGCTGATTTAACTCGATTTTTTGTGCTTTTGTATTCCATATGATTTATTATTTAATTACTTACTGAAATAATTGTCCTCGGTGCATTCGTGTTGTTAACACTTGAAACAACTTGATTAACTAAGGCCCCAACACCTTGCGAGATAATCTCGCCATCGCAACAATCAGGGGAATACGTTTCGTCTTTGCATAAGCATCCACGTTTACCGCCTTTTGGACTTGTGTAACTATTTTTCGCCATCTTCTAATATGTTTAAAATATAATTTACTAGATCATCGTCTGAAATTTCAGGTAATAATTGTAAACTCAATTTGTCCGCAAAATATCCCTCAATCGAGAAACCTTTAACTTCTCCGCTTTTTGCCTTTTGCCACATCTCTTCGTTGTCCGCCTTCATTGATACCATCCACGTTCCCTTTGGTAAATCAAATCCGTATGCTTTAGACTTGTCCATTTCCGGATTTGTGATAATCCATGATTCAACCAAAGACATACCATCAATCTTTGTTTTATGATGCAATGTTGCGTTTGATTGATTTCCGGCTTTTAAATACATTTGGCTCGCTTGCTCAACAGTTTGCTCAGAAAAATATACTTGAAATTTAGAATCTGCTTCTTTTCGGAAAATCATTTTATTTGGAATTAAAGCTGGTCCCATTAATATGCGTTTCTCGCCGTCAATTTCCGCAAGATTCATTTCGTACTCCTTAGCTAACGTAATAAAATTGCTTTCAATCGCAGGTTTTTCAACCAACGAAATCGCCTCAATTCCATCCAAATCGTTTTCGATAATCAACTCGATTATTTTCATACTCATTAAACCTTTAAATTTTGTTTTGTTATATTTTCAATTATCCTAATGTTGCGGCACTTACTCGATTTCGGTCTAATGCTTGTTGACTTGTTACATCATTAGCCACAACATAGGCCCGTACTGGTGGCATTTCCCCACCTAAGGACTGTGCAATTTGATTGACTGGACTAACACCTACTACATTAAATGTTGGTGCCTTAGAATAGCTTGCAGTCATTTGTTGATTTCCAAAACTCATTTGATTTCCCGTAGCCGTTCCCGAATTAATATCTTGAATACCTTTAACACCTGCGGCAATAGCAGAAGCAACACCCAGACCTCCAGCAACTAATTCAGAGATTCCCAAAGGAGTTAAATAACCATATTTGGCCGCATTTTTTTGTGTGTTTATAATAATTGAAGCAACTGCGGCAGATTGTTCCAAGACAATACCTGCAATAGCTAATTCCTTATTATCCCCAGCAATCTGTCTTAAACCCTGACCGATTCGCATAATATTTGCAATCGATTTTTCTTTAATTTCCTCTTTCGAATCTGCCTCTGTTTGAGTAGTTACAATTCCTTCTTCTTTTTTCTTTCTTTCTAAAGCCGTTTCAGCATCTAACCTTTCTGTTAAATTCTTTAAATTTAATTTAGAATACTTTTGAGAATCTGATTCGACTTTTTGTAAATACCCCGTATTAATTAATTTTAACCATTCTAAACCTTTTGTCCTATCATCGTATTCTTGTTGTTGTTGAGCTTTGTATTTTTTTAATAATTCCTCATTTTTATCGTATTGTTTTTGTAAATCTTCCTCTCTTTGTTTATTTCTTTTATCTAATTCCTCTTTTTCGGTTTTGGTCAACTCCTTTGAACCATCTTGAAAACGCTTAATTGATTCGTCGTAATTTTTACCGAAATCATTTACCGAAGATTTAGCATCCTTCCAGGCTCCACTAAAATCTCCTTTAATAAATTTTAAAACTGAACTACCAAGACTTCCTAAAGATTGAATAACTGCCGTGACTGATCCGTACATAGTTTGCATTGCTTTAGAAACCAAAGGCAAAGCACTAATCGCAAAATCGACCAAAGTATTAAACAATGGTTCAATCGCAGAAAATACTCCATTAAATATTTTTTCTAATCCAAGAAATAATGGCTGTAATTTTTTAGTTGCTTTTTCAGAATCATTAAATGCTGCCACTAATCCACCAACTAAGGAAACAAGCAAACCAATTCCCGTGGCTTTTAATGCTCCATTAAATGATTGTGTTGCTACCTTAGCACTATTTAAGGCCGTACCTAATGTCCCAATCGGGCCACCAGCACTTGCCAAAGAATCAACCCAATCAGATGAAACATTTTTAGCTGATTTAATTTTGTCCTCTAAATCATCAATCTGATTATAAAGATTTTTAAACGCTTCAGTTCCGACTTCGGTGTCTTTTAATTGCTTCTTTAGTTTCCTTAATTCGGCAATTGATCCCTGAACGTTATTTTTTACGTTTAAATTTACATCGACATCTTTCGCCATTTGGATATTCTTTTAATTTGTTTAATTCCCTTATGTAATGTGGTCGGAATTTCATTCTTTCCTTTTGCTATTTCAATTAATTCAGATTGATTAAAATGGTCAATCGTCATTAATAAACTAATTACTTGCTTTATCATATTATAAACCGCTTAAACGTAAAATCGTTGTAAAACTTCCCCATGTGTCAACCGTAAATTGATAATTAGCCTTGTCCGGCAATCGTAAAGTATGAGTTACTTTTGTATAGCCATTATTAAATCCATTGTAAATAATAACTAATGCTTCTGTGCCATCTGCACTTAATTTATACTTAGATATGGGCCTTGATTGATTAAATAAACTAACCGGATATTCTTGCGTTCCCGATGTCCAATTGGTAGAATCTATTTTATAATTTGGTGTTTTCCAATCAGTATTGGCCCCAATGATATCTTTGTTT